TATATTAATGGCATCCATCCCCATTCCACTAAATGCATCTGCATCTGTTCTCGGTTTCCATATGCCTCCTCTAATATGTGTATATCCTTTATTAAGGAGTTTTATTATTGCCCATTCAAATTGGATATTATTCTCAATGGCGCACGGTCCTGCTATTATTCTCATATCTCTATTTGATTGCTATTATACCAACAAAATTAAATGCCTGATAAAATGTAGATATGTGCCTATAGCCCAAAATCTGCAAATCAATATAATTTTCCTCTAGTGTTTTAGGTTTCATTATGAGCCTTAAATCTCTCTCTTTTTTAAATATTTCCTCACTAGAAAAATTTTGAGCCTTGTAATCATAATGGGAAAATGTTAATACCTCCTGCAGTTTTCCATTATCCTGGTATATCTTTTCTGCCAAAATAAATACCCCTCCATTATGCAATCCATTGTATATATCCTTTAATAATTTAAATCTTTTGGATGGATTAATAAATTGCATGGTAAATATAGAATAGATGATTTGAGCATTTAAAAATGATGGATTATCAGTTAAATCTATATTGCTAAATCTTAAATTATTGCTTTGTGATATTCCTGTATTTTTTGGCAATAGATTACTATTATCATATCCTATTTTAGGGCATTTATATGGCAGTTCTTTTAATAATTTGCCGGTACTGCATCCTACATCATATATAGCCCCATCATCAGTTACAAAGTAATCACTAATGGATTTAATAGCCTGTATGAGAAAATCGTAATTAGGTACTGATTTATTAATATGATTATCAAAATCCTCTATAGTATTAAAATCAAATTTCTCCATTTTCTTTAGTTTTAAATGTATCATTATAGTAATCCTCCCCATGATACCAATATAAATAATTACTTGTGCCTGCGCTTTTCCTCATTTTATCTCCATGCGCATCTATTATCTGCTCCCTCTCCATTGCTTTGGCTTTTTCAAATATTACTATAGCATCCTCGGTTAAATAGTATATCTCATTTATTTGTTCCATGAGCCATTGTATTGCAGTTATTTTTTTATCCTTACTCATATCTAATCCATTTATTTGCCCATTCAATTTCTCCCTCTAATGCCTGCCTCATTGCCTCACTCATTATAGTATCATACTCTTTTAATCCCTGCTTTACATAATAGGCATATTTAGTAATCTTCCTGGTATTTTCTAATTCCTTTTGCTCATGCGTATCACTTACATAGTGGTATATAGAATATGGTATATTATTTACTTTATTCTCTCCTACTATTTTTATGATGCCTATATCTAGTAGATTTGATAATATGCCCGTGATAGTCTGATGGGGCATATTTAATGAATTACGCAATGCATCAGTATCACATTGATTACTATCTCCCCATATTTTAATATGGTTTAATACGCGCAATGTTTTAGTATTTAATGCGCCTGATTCGATTAATTTGGCATATGATTCTCTTTTTGCCTGGCTTGTTAACTTTGCTTTCATGTTTATATTGTTTTTATTGTTTACTATTTTATACCTCTAGATTCAAAATAACTCCATATTTTCTCAATGGATTTTATAGATAATGATTTGCCATTTAAAAATACATGCAAATTCGGCTGATATACTCCTACATCATTTGCAAATGCATTTAAACTCATTTTATTATCATGTAGATATTCTACTATTTTTTGCCTGGTATAATTATTTAAATCTGATAAAGTCATTTTCTTACATATTTAATAAATCTAAAAAATCATCCTTTTTTTCCTCATGGGGTTTATTTGGATAATTACTATTATTTTGAGATTGCGTATTATTCCTATCATCTATAGATATGCTAATGTATTTATCTCCTGCTTTGGATTCTCTAATCCATCCTGCAATGTAGATTAATTCATTTTTATACATAATCTCCCCTTTCCAATGTGGATGCGTATCCTTTTCTCTCTTTTTGTTTTGAAATAGTGCGCCACTATTATTTTTTTTGTTTTCCATTTTATTTATTATTTAATTATATACTATCCATTAATCTATCAAATATCACTCTAGCATCCTCAATGCGTTTATGCATTGCCTCTATGATATTATCATCTTTTTTTATTGTAAATCTCCTTACTCTTTTATCCTCTGGTATATGCTCTACATTTGCCTCTCTCATAACTATACTAGTAGCCTTTTCCTCTGCCATTGCCCATAAATCATCTATAGAGGTAGCCATATTAAATTCATGAGGTCTATCCACATAGTAATATGTTAATCTCTTTATTTCTGCCCTAACTATATGATCAGGATGATTACTTAATACATACACTAATTCTGCCTCCTCTTTATTAGTTAAATCCATGTACGCCTGCATTTGATACTCATAGGATTTATTATTTGGATTGCCAAAAAAAGGAAAAGTTAATGCGCTAAAACTACTTTTTATATCTACCAGGATGCTACCATTATAATCAGGCTCTCCTATAAAATAATTATTTGCTATCCTAATTTTAGGCGCATTAGCATCTATATCTAGCCATCCTAATACTCTAGATGCTATTTCTAGATTTTTAGCCTCATTTGTAATGCCTTTATCCATTTCTTTAGTGGTTATGGTTGGTTCATCTATATCGTATTTATGTAACAGTACATTTTTTTGTATCACTTTCATAGCAGTATCTCCCCATTCCTGATCCTTACTCCTACCACTAGCCATTAAATTGCCCATTTCAGATGGGCGCACTAACCATACATGATTCATATTATAGATTTTGTAGTGTTAATAATTGCTCTTTTGTTAAATCATATTTCTCAATAGCCATATCTATACTCCATGCATTACCATTAGGAGCAGGCTCATTATTTACTATTAGAGAGCATAATTTATTAAATTGATTCACGCTCAATGCAGGCTTTTTATCCTTATTATTTTCTTTTCTAATTTGCTCTCCATTAGCATCATTATCTATATCAGTAACTAATGATAGGCATACTGCCAATGAATATCTACGGTAATAGGTTATGCCACTACCAAATGCCTGGTAATCATTCATCTTTGCTAGGCTTATTCTAGGTATCTCCACTACACTATCTATCATCTCTGCAGATTCTATATGGTATATGGTAGTATTTAGGTAGGTTATACCCTCTCTAGTGTTTAGAGTTTGCACATAACCTAATCCATGTTTATTTAATAATGGATTAATTACCTCTAATATTTTGGGTAAATCTGCAAATTTGTAACCATATCCATCTGCATTTTTCATAATTACAGGCACATCATTTCTAAAATCTGCCAATGCTCTTAAAATTTGTTTCATAATGTTTATTTATTTCTAGTGTTTAAATTGTGTTTAATTTTCATGTACTTAAATCCTACTTTTTTCTGCTCTGAAATAGTCATTTTGTTATAATCCTCAATTTTAATACCTACTGCATCGCAGATAATTTTGTTTAACTCATCTAATGTTTTCATAATGTTTAAATTTATATTCACAAATATAATCAATATTATCTAATATATGCATATTCCTACAAATTATTACTCAATTTTTTAATGCTAAATTCTAATTTATCCTTTATTTTAGATAATGTGATTATTCTATTTCTAATATCATCTTTAGATTCCATTACATATATCCCATTATTATCATACATCATGGGAATTATACCACTAAATAATACATAATTCACTAATCGCATTATCCCATCATGGCTCATAGATATATTCATATGATGTTTTTTAATATTCTCATTAATGGTTTTTACTATTTTTCCATATTTTAACGGATCATTTTTTTTATAATGCCTAAAGGAATGCACAACTATAGGTATCAAATCCATCTCCTCATTAGATAATTCATTTGCCTCTATAATGAGGTATCTTAATCTATCTATCTCATGCTTTAATTCCTGTATCTCTGCATTTATTTCCGGATTCATAACTCTATTTTTCTGCGTTTTTAATTCTTAATTTATACTGTTCTATGATTTGCTTTAATTCGTTAATAGTATATTTTTTTTCCTTATGTGCCTTTTCGTATAATTCAAATAATTTTTCTCCTCCTATCCTTCTCTCTATTCCTATTTGATAATTTAATAGATTACCATGCATATGCTGATTGCAGGTAACGCATTGCCCATGTACATTATCCTCATCAAATGTAGTAGATTTGTGCCTGGTGCTATAATAATGCCCTGCATCAAATTTACCAACTAGAATTTTATCACATGAGATACATGATTTACCGCTATCCCTCATCCTAATATATTTGTTAAATATTTGTTGGGCTAATTTCATGTAATCACTCATAGTTTTTAATTCGTTTTTTAATACTGCTTTTTTCTTTTGCCATTGCTTTTCCTTTTCGATTTGCACCCATATTTTAATGCATTCATCATCTAGGCAGTATTTTTGATTAAATCTAATAGGCTCAAATAATTCTCTACAGTTTTTACATCTCATCATCCCCATTATTAACATATACATTTACCATATCTACATCACATTGCTCATTATTGCAGGATAAAACTACTACCATTCCATCTCCATCTATACAATAATCCTCATATGTAAAATCATTATTCCAACATAATTCCTGATCACATAAATAACATCTCATATCTCTAAATTTTTATTAATTAACTCTATTTCTTTTTTCATTTTATCTATCTCTACTTTTTGATTTAGTATAATATTTTCTAAATCTAAATTTCTCTGCCTAGATGCTCTCCATTCTGCCTCTAATTGCGTAAATACCTCGTATGATTCGCATAAATCTTTTATACTTTTCTCCATTGGTTTAATGTAATCCATCCTACCAGGAGATTTTTCTCTAATCTCATCCAATGTTAAATTAATTTTCATTACCACATTTGATATATTCAATCTAGCAGATATAATGGTTAAAAAATCTAAATCAAAACGGATCATTATTTAAGTTTTTTAATTTTTCACTAGTAGATATAATTTTTTTTCCATTTACCTGGTCAAATTTAACAGTATCTAAAAAATCATTTAAATTATTTTTTGATTTAATGCCATTTGATTTTCTAATGCTTTGTAACGGATCTACTCCATCTATCATAAATCCATTGCCATAATTAAAATCACAAAAAATCGGATCATTTAGAGCAGTATGCCTGCCTCCTGTATCCATATCTTTTACTTTCTCAATATTAATCCATGTTACATATTTCATTTTTTCATGCTTTACTAATCTATGTATGATTATCATATCATCACATCTATTCGTAAATGATTTACCTCCCTCTATATGGTCTTTTAATGGGGCTTTTAAATGCCCTTTATACTCTCCATCATTATATATATTACCTGATCTGCCACTCTCACTATTGGGATGCGTATTTATGTATATTGTTACTCCATATCTATTACAAAATTCTCTAGTTTTATTTAAAAATTCATAATTACCCTCATAACTCATTTGCCTATCTAATCCTGTAAACGGATCTATTAGAGCCACATTGCACTCACTCTGCTTAAATATCTCTAGCAATTCCATAGGCTTATATAATCTATCATTTGCCACGAAATTAAAATAAGATTCTATTAAGGTCATGCCCACGCGTATCTCATCATATGATAATTCCTTAAAATTGCGCCCATAATACATCTGAATCATATCCCTCAAAATATTATTCCTGCTATTCTCTCCACTCCATATGCAAAATTTTAATCCATGCTTTAATGCTAGATTCAAAAAATACCAATTTATCCAATATGATTTACCCACATTATCATGCCCTAAAATTATTACTAATTGATTAGGTTTAAATCTTAAATAATCATCCAATGGGCATTCTATTTTTAATCCCTCTTTTATTTTGCCATCTCTATAATCTATGAGATACTGCAATGCGCTACCAGGAGTTAATAACATATCATTTATTTAAATACCCTTTTTGCATTGCTTTTTTTTCCTCGGGAGCAATAGTAGATTTATATCTATCTCCTCCTATTCTAATCCATGTGCGCAATCTAGCAGGAATGCCAAAAGTTTTCTCTTTTTCAAATCTCATTTTTTTATCCTTTTCTCCATGCTCTGCCCAATAATGATAGAAATCATTTAAGCATTCTGCCCCATATATATCTACAAATGGCTCTAATTGTTTTTTAAATTTTTCTTTTCTTATATCCATAGATAATATAACACTATCACTATCACTATCATTAACGGCATTTTTGGGATGCTGTGGTATATCATCGCATGCGCTCGCATTCCATCGCTTTAATGCGTTTTCTTTATTCCTCTCTCTAATGCTCTCATATTTTTTTAAATCTCTTTTTAACATTTGCCTAATAGGCTCAAATGCTATTACTGTTATCATATCCTCTGCAATCGGATCCTGATCATTTACATATCTTAAAATATGCTTAAATAATTTTCCTGCCTGGTCATCATCTAATTTTTCTATAGTGTGTATTATATCGCAATAAAGGATAAAACTATTTTTATTATTTGCCATGTGTTTATATTGTTTTTATTATATGCTTTATCTCATTTATTTTTTTTACATACTCTAGCGCATCATTTGGATTTGATACAAAATCTAATCCTATATCTAGAGATTTATCTAGCCATTCAATGCATACATTTTTCACCTGGTCTATATCCTCATTAGGCATATGTACCCATGTTTTTTGGAGTAGCAAATGTGCCTCTCTCTCTTTTTGTATTAATTTATCATTCATATATAATTCCCTCTTATTATTTGATTCCTAATTAAAAAATTATGGCGCAATGCATGGCTAGTTCTTTTCCTAAATTTTTTATACTCATATACTTTACCATGCTCATTTTCAAAAGTAATTTTAAATAGATACATATTATCATTAAACCACCGCACCTCTAGCCTATTCATATCCTCACATCTCATATATCTATCCTGGAATAGTATACTATATAGATTACCAATGGATTCATAACTAACTAAAACTGCAAAAGGCTTTGATTTTCTATGTAATTCTATTATTCTCATCATACTTTTGATTTCACTAGATGCACATACTCTCCATTTACTTTCCTTTCCTGGTAATCTCTATTAATTAAATATCTCTGCCTATAATATAATCTAGGATTGTTTTTTGTACTCCATTTATTATGCACATGCTCCTCCACTCCTTTAGATATATTATCATATGCCATATCAATTAGTTTTTTTAACTCATCCTGATCTCTATAGGTAATATCTATTATTACCCTTTTATCTATTTTACTGCTCATTTTGATACAGGAGTAGTATTAATATCTCTAGTATTATTGATTGTAACCTGCTCATTAATTACATCTAAATAGCGAAGGTACAAATCAATATTAAATGAGCCTCCTTTATCCATTAAATCTCCTCGTAATGACTGTTGCCTCCAAAATCTTACACATCTCATAATATTGGGGCGAATTGGGGTAAAATAATCCATGTTATATAGTTTTTAGTTTTTAATTGTTTTATAGTATCTTTTTAATCTGCCTAATCCTCTAGCACATAATTCTATTCTATCAATATATTTAGATGCTAAATTATCTAATCCTCCTCTTTTGCATTCCATTGCTACATCAGATAAATATCTAATTCTCTCTACCATTCCTGATATCATTAACTCAACTGCAAAAATGTAATCATCATTATATTCTCTGCGCATAACTATTTATTTAATTGTTTATTAATTGCCTCATTCAAAATCTCTATATCCTCACATGTAAAATCACTATCGCAATAATCATTATTTGAATATTGCCAACATTCTATTAAATCATAAATCTCTACTACTTTTACTACATCCTCACTCATGGTAGTAATCTCTCCATTATATCTACACACATCTACTCCATAGGATATGCGGATCTGCTCATCCACAATTAAATTAAAATAGTATCCTTTTCCTGCATACTCAAATGCTACGGTTTCATCATCTATATCTATATCAAAATCTATATCTAATGCATCCTGGTAATTTAAAATTGCTCTCATAATGTTTATTTGTTATTTATTTATAATTGTTTTAATTCATCTTTTAATCTATTCAATTCCTGTAGTATAGTATCTTTATTACCCTTAATCCCAAAATAGTTTTTAACATGACTAATCTGCCAATTCCTATGCGGTTTTAATCCTATTCTATAGAGTTTTACATCTCTAATAGATACTAATAAATTGTAAACTGCTACGCTCATATAGCCATCATTTACTCTCATTTGCTTTTTTAAATCTAATTCAAATTGCGTCATAATGTTATTTTTTAAAATTATGCGTTATGGATGCGCATCCCCCATAATTAAAGTCGTTAGTTCTTAATTAGTAATTAAATGTGAGCCATTTTACAATGTTTACAATTACATGTATATACCTCGTTATTAAATTGTTTTAATGTTACTTTTACTCCCCATTCGTGGATTTGGTGCGCCTCGGAATTTGGAAACTCATAACAATAACCAGGCTTTAAAAATACCCAATAATCTAGCCCCTCTGAAATGTAATTTGTTTCAACTGATACATCATCCACAATTGGATGATTTATAATATCTTTCCAGGTTTTAACTTTTTTGTAATTTGGTCTATCAATATTTGTTTTCATAATCTTTAAATTAAATGTGCGTTACCAGGTCGCACCCCCCTTTTTTTTTATTAGTAATTAAAAATGCTCATCTATAAAATCATAATAAAATTCTGTATCCCACAAAGAATTTAATTCCGTATCGGATAAACTATTAAGGTATTTATATTCATATCCTCGTAAATACCATAATTCGTAAGTTTGTTTTTCTCTTTTCATAATGCTTATTTTTTTGTGTTTAAAAATTAATTATAAACCAAAGATATATTATATTAATTAGTATACCAAATAATATTATAGAAAATATTAACATTGCTATGTTAATTACTATAGTTAATTGTTAATAAAAAAATCCCCTCTAGTATTTACCTAAAGGGGATATAAACAATATAAACATTATGGAGTACAAATTTACCTTTTAAATCTTTTCAATACAATACCTGTTACGATTTTTGCCAAAGTTTTTAAAATGCCATTTGATGCCTCTACTTTTACATTTGTACCCTCTTTGCTTTTTTCGATTTCTATATCTAGTTTTTTGCCATCATATTTAAATGATTTCTCCTGGTCATTTTTGGCAAATTCTATATCCCTATTTTTGCCATCATATTTTACATTTACTGCATTATCATCTTTATCAATATGTAAATGATTGCCATCTACATTTATATCTGCATTAATGGGCTTTTTTGGTTTTCTCTGCTTACTCATAGTTATACATTAAATTCATTTATTAAACAATACGAAAATTTTTGTTTTGATGCTTTGGCTAGAGCCATAAAATCAGTATATTTTTTTGTATCATTTGGCACTTGACATCCTGCGCTCCATCCATTAATAAAAGATTTGCGCGATAGATCAGTAAAATCATAATTATTTAAATGGAAATTTATACCATAGTAGCCATCATATTCTCTACCTATTTGCTCACTCTTACCATTTTTATTCCCATCTCTATATACTGTTATCTTACTACCTAATTGCAGGAGAGCAGGCATTTTGCCTCTATGTAATCCATATATCCATAAATTATAATACCATTTATCCGCCTTTACTACGGCCGCGCCCAAATCATTAAATTTAGAATAATCTTTTAATATGGTTAATCCAGGATGGGTAGTGCCATGCATAACCATAATAAACCTGGTGCCGAAAAATATATAAAATTTATCATCAAATTGATTAGTCAAATCCTCATTACTCCTAACTCCTAAAATCCAATAATTTTGGGGAATCTCTTTATATCCATGTACCTCCTTTACTCTTTTAAGCAGTTGGGCATCTGTATAATTCCTAACCATTTTTTCTCCTTTTAATTATAGCAATTAGCACAAATATAAATACTAGAGTAATAAATACATTTTTTCCTAAATCGGGCCTCTCAATTAATTTTTCTATGATTTGTATCTCTTTAGCCTGCTTTTCCACTACTATAGTAGTATCATCATTTATTACATGCATAAATGTATCTACACATAATGTATCATTTTCTGCATGATATACATTTTGCACTATGCTATCATTTATCATCTTTTTTATTATTTAAAAATCCCAAAAAATAATTGTATAAATCATCTATAAATATATCCATTTTATCGGTAATCTCATTGGCAGTCCATCCCACTATAAAGGCAATTAGTAAACTCGCTTTTTCAGGTAATGATCCGTAATATAATTGCACTACCCCAATTAAAGTATAACACAAAATGCCTGCAGTTATCATAACTAAAATAGTGGATATTAATTTTAATCTTTTTTTTAGTGCTTTCAATAATGCTCCTAACATGCCCACAAAAATCCCCAAAAGATCAGTATAATTTTCCATTCAAATCACAAATTAATTTACACAAATCTACTCCATTTTTTTGAGTTATTTTGGCTCTAGAAATTTATTAAAAATTACTGTATTTTTTGCCTCTAAAAATGCGTAATACTATAAAATGTAACTAAAATTTTACTCGCTCTACATCCTAGTACTGATGGGCATTCAGCACATCGGCATGCAGGTGATATGATTATATCAAAAAATATAAAAGTTGCTTAAACAGGCTAAAAACAGCCTTAAATCGAATTTCACTTTTTTTGCATTTTGTGATTTTTGCCCTCCAAAATGGGCAATTTTTTGATGAAATTTTACCTAAAAAACTGCAATATTTTTGCAGTAAAAATGATTAATAATATGTGCGTTTATTCTTAAATTTATCCTCTACCTGGCAAGTTAATTTAGCCTTTCTACTAAAATCATAATACTCTATTTCGGGGCTTTCGCTCACAATTACCGGCACATCATTTATGCAGTAATCATGATTATGAGCATTGTAATCTGATATAAATAAATTATTCTCACTTAATAAAATTAGATCCGTCAATGGCTGAATTATGCATTTTAGAGATGGATCCGTAATGATTTCGTATGTGTTTAGATTTTCTCTTATTACCCTTTTCATCTCCCTATTTGAGTAGATAATATTATCTATCTCCATATTAGGTTGCCTATTGCCTATGTACCCATAAAAACGTAAATCAGTAACTATGCCACTATTAGTAAAATTGATTTGCTCTATCTCATGGTAACCACTAAACTCTGCCCTAACTCTAGCAGTATGTAATGCATTTTTAATAGAATATGGCAAAAGATTATATACTCCCCATGTATAATTCCCTAATATTCCTGATATATTATAACCTATTTTTAACTCATAGCATCCTACTCCATCTGATAATAATACATCTATCCAATTAATAGTAATAAAGTATGCATTAGGCTCATTAGGGAATGCATTAGGAGTAGGTTGGTATAAACTTAATACCCCATTTTTATATAATTCAAATGAATAGCCATCTGTTACATCACTCACTTTAATCCATGCGCTAGTAATATCACTTTTCCATGAATCACTACCCGCATTGGCTAATACTAAATATTCACAACAGCAATCATCTAGCCCTCTATCCTGGTCTACGCATACTTTAGGCAATTTAATAGCCTCATATTCCTTATATATCCTATCCTCATAACTACATGTAACTCCCTCGGGGCAATCACATGATGTAGTTAATGCATCTAGTAATGGTGCTATCCATTGTGGAGTAGTCGCGCTGGGGCATTGCTCATCATTATTTTTTAATTCTGCTACGGTGCCTACTACGCTATCTAAAATAGTACCTATATACCACTCTCCAGGAGAGCCTGCAGAATGCCACATAAAATACTCTACCCCATAATAAATAAATGAATAGTAATCGAATCCATTTAATGAGCCTATAGGCTCTAATGAAAATGTAATAGTAGCATTCCCATCTTTGGCAAAAGTGATATTAAGGCACGCCATTAATTAATATTCAAATTATTAATAAATAAATTATTCATTCTATGCTTTTATTAATTCAATTCCTATTGCATCTATTTGATTACTATTATATCCTCCCCCTGTTAATCTTTTAATAGTTAGCATTAAATAGTCACTATTTACGCCACCACTAAAATTTGCGATTTCATCTTTATATAATACATTCACTCCTCTACCTGTTACATTAACACTAGTAGTAATTGGTATTGCTGATGATTCTGCATTTGTTAATCCATCTGCAGTAACATATTTACCTATAATTTCAAAACCTACATCTCCGCCCGAGTTACTATTATACATCTGAAAAGATATTACAATTTTTAAAGTTGAGCCATCATAATTAATCCCATTATTTTTTAATGGGATATTGTAATCTAATCGCGCCGGGCTTCCTGTTCCATTTAAATGCACATGGAATCCCTGCCCTGCATTTGGATTTACATTAGAGCCTCCCGATAAATGGCCCGATAAAATAGGCACAATTGGCGGTTGATATTCCTGGATAGATAAATTTTTTATAATACTGCCCTTTACTTTAGCAGATGTATAATTTGCTCCATCATAATAATCCATATCAAAATAATCATCATCCCCAATGCTAAAACGCTCTAGTAAATACTCATGTATTTTTTGATTTGCCATGTTAACTCAATATTTTAGGCAGTCCATCAGTAGTTAATTTGATACTGCCATCTGTTTTTAATTTAAAATTCTTGTTTTCAGTAATTACGCACCCTTTTATTTTAGTTGTAAATTTAACTCCATTTGATAAATTAATCTTACTCGAATCAAAATAGCATTCCATTCTCGCTACATTAGGAGTAGGAAAAGTAAGAGAGCAAAATAATCCACTCAATGGGGATAAAGGATTTAAGTTATTATTATCATATGGTACTATAGTGCTAGATTGCCATCTAGGCGCGCCCTCTTTAGGCTCTATGGTAATCATGCCCCACACACTAGGTACTAACCATTGCTCTAATGGATTAGTTAATGTGTGAGTTGCTACCACTCTCATTAATTCCCCATCTATTACTACTCCTACATTTGCATTATCTATATCGCGTATTAGTTGTATATCCTGGTCGATTAATGGCTCACTATCATAATCTAATAGAGTTACATCCTCCTCATATACGCTCTCTAATCCATCTATATTGGCACTAATTTTTAGCCTTAAATTCCAATTGGTAGTATTATCATATGGAATCCAATTTTGAGTCTGATCATTAGGATAGAATTGCGCATCTGCATTATTTTGAGGTAGCCAATAACGCCAATTATACATAATAGGGATATGAATCCTAAAACCATATTCATTAATAGTATCTACGCTATTATCCCTAACTAATAATGCATCCCTTTTTACATTTGTATTTTCTAAAATGCTAAATAATAATTGGCTTTGATTTATAGGGTAATATCCAAATACTAGAGGCACACTAGAAAAATCAAAATTAACAGATTGAATTGTAAATTTATCATCCGTTACGCTATCATATGCCTCTACTATAGCAGTAACATTGGCAATATTACTATTAATTGGCACTATGAACTTACCTATAAATGCCAAATCATCCTCTACATTCCCACTAAATCCTGCCTCTACTACATTAGTATCATTATAATTTTCGCTATGGTCTACAAAATCATGCACTACCATATTTAGCGGAACGCCTTTTTTTATTGTACCTTTTAACTGATCTCCAAATAGTAAAAGATTTACGCTACCATATCTAGCCCACACATAAAATAATCTATCTCCTACATCTCTAGATGCCATAAAATCTCCAAAATCATTATCAGGAGTAAATGTATAATCCCATGTAGTAATAGTGCCTATAGTGGTCTGATTAAAAAATGTAATGGAATATCCTGCATTTTGAGGATTTGTAAATGCATTAGTTATGGTAATTGGGCTTACTGCATTTTGAGTAGGAGCGATTAATGTTAATTCACTCTGATTATAAGGCTGATTTTTATAGTATGCATCTAATGTAGGTATATAACATGCGCCAAATCCTAATTGAGATGCACCAGAATCTATGGATATCTGCCCATATGATACTGTATCATAGTATAATTCACTAATCCCCTGTACTAATGTAGCATCTATTACCCCATTATTAAATGCCTGGTTGAAAAATCCCGTATCTGCGCTATCACTCATAGAGAAAATACTCATATTATTCGGATCTCCATAAGTTCTCTGCCAATTAAATTTTAAAAATAACTTTAGGCAATCGCTAAAATCGAATAATTGACTATCAAATACTCCTGAATTTACCACTCCTAGAGTAATTTCATATGTGCGTAAATCATTTGGATAGGTAGTTAAATCCTCCATTGATACTACAGTAATAAATTGCCCACTCTCATTACCTATAGGCACTCCACTACGCACCTCATTAGTGATAGTAGCAGTTAAATCTATTGCCTGCCTAGTTACCTCTCCATCTATTAGGCTAAATTCACTACCTCCACTACTATTTCTCACATGATTTATATCTAATAATAGCCCATTCCTCTTTTCATCAGTTTTATATTTGACTACTATGCTCAAAGTCTGATTTGGGGCAGTATACCAGGTTAAAATTGCGCCATTATGTACTAATCCACTAGGAGTTAATGCATTTATTATCCTCGTTTGTGTGGTAGTAGTGCTAGTGGATGAATCATAAATGGTTATGGTAATCTCATCTCCTATTCTAAATCCCTCATCTAGCCATGATGCTCCACTAACACTAATAGTTTTAGTGGTAGGATTATAGGTTAATGTATTTGCTACGCTATCAAAACGTATATTTTCTACTACTACTAAAGTAATAGTAGATGCATCCCCTACATTATTTTTATAATAGGCAAAAGTACCTGCAATGCTATTAAATGATTTACTTATTATTGTACTCGGCATATTTTCTATATATTTTCATTACCTCTGCATGGTCGGTTAACTCCCTCGCTCTATTTATATCCTTAATTGCCTCCTCCACTAGAGCAGGATGATGCTGTGAGGCATTCACTAAAAACTCATCCAGGCTCTTATTTATAAATGCCATCGAATTTTTTAGATTTTCAATGTGCGCCTCTAATTCTTTTACGTTTATATTATCCATTACTGATCTACTCTAATTACATTTACTTTACCACTAGCCCAATTATCTGCAATTCTATATGTGATTATGGCATTATGCTTATCATCATACCATTCTATCCTCAATATCTCTGCATTTACGCCATTTATATTTACATAATTATTATTAAGCAAATTTACAAAATCATTATTAGTAATTCTGATGGGAGCATTTTCATACTCTCTAAATCCATTTATTTGTATTTCGTTTATATAGTGGTAATTATTGTATAAAGCAATGGCACTATATTTAGTATCATATGCACTAGTATCTATTTGTATACCTCCATTTGTATTTTTAACATATAGTGATTTAGATAGAGTCCAATATTGCTGTGATACTTGTAATACTCCTTTTTTGAGTAATACCCCACTAGCATAGGATGTGCCTGCCTGCCCAAATGTAAATACATATGTTAATGCATCTATAGTAGCCCCAATGCCTATGCTTAACTTTTCAATGAGAGTTAATTTTTCTTTTGTACTCCCCATTGCAAAATTAATATCCACATCATCTAATCCCTTTATGGATATTAATGATGGATCAGGAGTAATTATAGCACTCTCTGTACTAAATTCGCAATTATGATAATCATAGGTAACTCCCTCTAGAGTATGTATATCACTCTCATCTACATTAAAATGTAGATAATACCTTTTCCATGCCTCCTCTGTATTATAGGTAAATTGATTATCTCTATTGCCTTGAATATTTAGAGCAGGTAAAAGGCTCAATGTGCTTTGCGATTGTAGCCAATCCCTGCGCTCCAGGTGAACAGTATTATTTATAATAAATGCTCTAGCATTAAACATCTTTTCTAATTCCCCAATAAACTGCCCTAATGTAGGGGTAGAATCGCTAGATGTGGGATAGCCTTTATTAAATGGGGAGTTTAAACTAGATAATAAACTCTCAAAAATACTTTGCCCATTTTGCTTTAATAATGGCACGGGTAAATACATCCATCCCTCTAAATAATTTTGAGGCAAATATGGATTATTTAATATGGTAGATGAAAATTGATAGCCTAAATATTGGCATCCTTTAGCCATTAATTCATAATAATAACTACCCTTTAAAAATCTAATAGGAGGAGATACAATATTTATCCAATTCTGCCAAAAGTTAATTAATGCTATTACTGATAAAGTAAATGATAAAATACTAGCAACTAATTGCACTATAGCCCATGCAGTATTCAATGGATTTATTCCTGCTATAGCATTAGAAATCTGTTGAGCAATTTGTAGCCCCTGCTGTATGGTTGTATTTGCTAGTATGTAAATGGTAACGCTAGATGTTAATGCTAACTCATTTTGATTATCAGGCACTACCACATATGGCACATTAAACGTAATAAAAGTTACTCCATTTTTAGCCATTAATTCAAAGGATGTACCATTTGCTTTATCAAAAAAATCATCCGGGCCTTTACGCTTTTTTAATTTAATCTCTATCTCATGCTCTCTATATGTGGTTTTATTTGAACTATCAGCAAAATCCACATAATAATCTATTTGGATATTTGGCTCTAATTCTATAGTGTACTCCATTGATACGAATAATCCATTAGTAGCAATATGATTCTCTATTATTTCTTTACCTTCTCTAGGCAAAATAATAGTATCAGTAGATACATTTAACTCATCAGGATTATTGGTAAAATCGCTAATTATACCTATCTCATCTATATTTCTAGGAGTTACCTCTACGCCATTTATAAAATGCCTCATTTTCTAATCTTAAATCTATTATAAATATTGGTATTTTTTACTTTAGTATTTTGTACTATCTCCATAGCACTTTGCGTAATCCTACCTAATTCTATATTGGTTTCAGGTTTATTAATTATAGCCTGCTTTAAATCCCTTAATTCACTAATCATTAATGCAAATGACAAAGAATTATGAGCAGTATCTCCATTAACTAATTTTCCATTGTGATAATTAGATGCTAATCTAGTTAGTTCCTCATTTGATAAATTACCTATTTGCTCATTCAATGATTTAGGGATTACCCTCTCATGGGGATGGAGGATAGCATGGAATCCTCCTTTATTATCTATATTGCCTCCTACTCCTGTATCCTCTGTACCTTTTTCAAATCCAGGCAATGAATTGATAAATGCCTGCAATAGGGTAGTATCTCGGATGGTTTTTTGTAGTGCGGTTTTCGGATCCTCTTTAGCATATCCCTGATACGTCTGGTATACAGTATTAGATAATTCTACTAATCTTTGCTTCCGCTCCTCCTCTGCTTTTTTCCTATTTAATTCAGTTATTAATCTCTCCTGCTCTGCTAGGCTTTCACTCGCGCTAATATTACCCTCCTCTGCTAGAGCCTTTAAATAATCTGCCTGCTTTTGCGCGGCCGCTATCTCTTTATCTATTTGCGCTATCCTTTTATTAGATTGCTCCACATAAATATTAGTTAAATCCTGCGCGGTTTTTTGTGCATCCTCAATTTCTTTTTGCCTCTGCGCCTTCTTTTTATCCTCTACCTCTTTATCTTTATCCTCCTGCTCCTTTTGATATTTATTATTAATATCATTACGCTTATTCAAATAGATAATCTCCACATCATTTAATGCCTCCTGATTATCTTTATGCATCTCCTTTTTTGAATAATACCACTCATCTAAATCGCGCATCTCCTTTTCCTGGTCGGATAATGTTAATCTATATCTCTCCTCACTTAACTGCTCAAAATCTGCCCATGCCTCATTCTCTAATTTTATTCTATTATTTTTTACCTCCTGCCTCATGCGCATCTCCTCCTGCAGTTGCTCATCTAATTTTTGAATATATACGTTATTAATTTCATTCATCATTGCTATCTCTATCTCCGCTACTCCCTTTTTTAATTTTTTGGCTAATGCTATTCTGCGCTCATATTTCTCCTTTATATTTTGCACCTCTATTTCTACATCGGTTCTCTGCATATCCCCCGTTAATCTTACTGCCTCCTTTCTATATCTTTTTAATTCCTCCTCATCCTCTTTTCTCTGCGCCTTTAATTTATCGCTAATTTCTTTAGCCTTTTTTAATTTCATTATTTTTAATTCATCCTCGGCCGCCTGCGCTTTATCAAATTCTCCCTCTCTAAATGCTTTCATTTGATATGCACGCTCGCGTAATGCTTTCGCCTCCTCATACGCGGCGACATGTTGCGCTCTCCATTTCTTTTCCCCTTCAGTTCTTATTGCATCAGAGTCTAATTTTGCCTTATTTTCTAGGTAGCCTTTATGATTAGTTAATACTTTTCCATTATCTCTTTCCAATTCGCGCATTCTATCCTTAATAGCCTGCCTTTCCTCCTCTGTAGCCTCAATGGCTTTGGTGCTTGTTTCTTGAATTAATTTAGCCCTGCGCGCATATAATGCATCAGTATTTTTACCCTGTAATTCCGCTATTTCTATTTCTCTCTCAATGCCCTTTACTGCATCATCACTACTCTTTGATATAGTATTATATTGCACATCTAGTGCATCTTGTTGGGCTTGTAATATTTCTAATTTTAGTGCCTGCGTTTTCTTAAATTCATCAAAGTTAAATTTTTCTTTTCCGGTTAATTTATCCCAATTTGCTATTAATAATCCTAGCCCTGTTATAATTAATCCTATCCCCGTTACTGCAAATGCTTTACCTGCGCTAGTTAATCCATTGAATGCCGTCATTGCTTTGCTACCAAATGCAGTAAATCCGGCTTGCATGGCTTTTATTTTATCCCCAATGCTCCCTAATTCCTTAAATGCATTACCTAAATTTAGCAATGCAGTCATGCGCATGATAGTCTTTTGTACGTTTTCACTCTCTACGCCAAATAATGCCATTGCACCTTCTACCCCTTGAAATGCACTAACTCCTATAGTACCTAAATTACCTATCGCTCCCGCCAAATTTTCTACTCCACTCCCTGCAGTTGCTTTAATTACCTCATTAGTATCACTAATCTGATCTTTTAACTGCCCTGCTCTTTGAGTCATCTCCTGGAATCTAGGATCCGCCTCATCCATATTTTGTAGAGTACGCGTTAATTCCCTCAATTCCTTTTTTAAATTCGTTACTGCGCCCTCATAATTACCCACATTCCTGAAATGGTCGCCTACAGTTTTATCTACCTCCTTTAATTGCTCATCATATTTTTGTGCCTCACGCGTTACCTCTGCATATTGCTTCTCTAATTTTGCATATTCTGCGCTGTTTTGCTTTCCTGCTTTTTGTAATGCTAATAATTGCGCCCCTAATTCTTTAGACTGATTTTTTAAATCTCGCGTAGTTGCTACTAATTGTTTATATGCGCTACTCTGATTTGCGCTTTCCTTTGCTATTTTAGCCTGCGCCTGCGCCTGCTTTTCCTGCTCCTTTTGTTGGCGCGTTAATTCCTGCGCTTTTAACTTTTCTAATTTAATTAATTCCTGGTCGGCTTTAATTTTTTGTTGATTTGCTATGGCTTGTAATTTTTCTATCTCTATAGCCTCACGCATTACCTTATTACTCTGCTCTGTAGCATCATTTAATTTCTTAATTTCTGCTACGCTAGATTGCGTATTGCCTGCTAATTCACTCTTTAGGCTTTGTGCTATTTCGCGTAGTTCATTATTCATTTTTTCTAGGCTAGATAGAGTTTTTATGGCACTCTCTCGCACCCCTCTAAATAAATCCTCCTGATCAAATAAATCACTACTAGTTATTTTTTTTGCCATTTTCTAATTTTATGTATTTTTCGTACTCTTTATTTAATGTGTAAAATGCCTTTACTGTTATCTCCTTTGCATTCAAATAATACCCCATCCATTTAGATAAATGAATTAATAGAGTATCATAACTAGCCCCTCCATTAGTCATGGATAGCATATTTTTTAATCTATTTTCCTCCATCTCCAGGAGAGTTAATTTAAATCTATCATTTGTTAATACATAATCGCATTCTATGATGGCTTTTTCTCGCATGCATTGCAGTAATTTTTTATGCATACTAGATAATCCATACTCTTTTAAATACTGATCATATATATTTGCCCATGCTAATGCATTTTTATGGGCATTCCCTTTGCCATTTTTATTCACATACTCTAAATCCCCATCTAGGCATTTAATCCAATTATAGAGAGGCATATCATCTATCCCTTTGTAACAATTCGATGATTCTACTATGGTATTTATCAATGATTTTTTGCCCCAATTTAGTTTTATTCTCATCTGTTAAACCTATTATTCCATCTCCAAATTTATCAAATAAATTATCATTATCTTTTATGGGATCCGCATCTATCTCTATGTAGTTTTTACCTACTTTAATTATCATGGATTTATAAAAATCTCCACTATCTAATAGAGTATAATGCTCTCCCTCTTTTTTTCTGCCTTGTGTTAAAAATTCAGTGTATGCGCTATATGATGTGCGCCCATTATCTTTATTTTTTAATGGCTTTCCATCCTCATCTATTCCCTTTGTATATAATTGCTCCTCCTGGATTAACTCCACTATGATATAATTTTGGATTGCATCCTCATTAAATACTTTTTCCCATATTTGGGATGAGTCTAATTTTACGCTCCTCTCTATCAGGTTAATTAATGCCTCCATTTAAAATCAAAATTAAAAAAAAAGATCCGCACATATTTATGCGAATCTCTTTTTAATAAAATTAGATGCCTATTAAGCGGCCGTAATAGTAACGGATCCTATAAATCCATCTTTTGCTACGCTAATAGTATATACATCTCCTGATACAAATGATGCTAATAATGTATAAGTACCTGCCGGACCTTCTGATACTGCAGATGGATTACCAAATGCAACTGCATTAGTAACATCATAAATATCCCAATTAACCAAAGCAGTTACGCCCTGCAAAAGGATAGGATTTAGAGCAGTACCATAATCAAATGTAGCCTCTAAAGTAACCTGCCCTGCAATTGCAGGCAATACCTCTACTAAATTAACATCTATTAATCCACTCAATGAATTAAAATCTAATCCTGCCTCTCCTGCAGTAATCATGTACATAGTAGAATCATCAAATAATCTATCAAAATCAAATCCTAGCATGATTTTCTGAACAGTTGAATCTGTACTAAACATAAATCTCGGATCCCATGATTGCTCATCTACAGGAATAGGATATAAATATCCTCCTACTTTTGAGCCTACTAGATTACCCGTTACATCTACTACATATACTCCAAATTCTACGCATCGCCCTGCTTTCATTTTTCCTAATAGAGTAGGAGTAGAATCCTCTCCCCATAACTCTCCAGTAAATGACCTTTTACCCTCACGCAAAAATGCCATTCTACCACTATTAGCCTCCTCAAATTGAGAATCTGCTTTTGGCATCTCTACATTTTCAAATAAAGGTAGCGGGAACCATCTTTTAGATGCATCTACCTCATTTACTAAACTGCTCCAGGTAGGGAGCGGAGCATTTAAATCTATACCATTTAATGTACCATCATTTGCTCTCAACGGTACCATTATTAATTTAGATGTTACCGATTGAATCGGCACGCATCCCGGACGGCCGGTATTGCCTAGTCCTGCATTACAATTACATCCTGCCATTATTTCTATTTTTTAGCATTTACAATTTTCTTTATATTTCGTTAATTTAATACGCAATTCTACGCCACTCAAATTGGCATCTAGTATATTGGAAAAGTACCCATTACTCTGCTCATTACCAAATCTAGTAAAGTTTTTAATCTCATAATCCTCTAAAGTTAAATAGGCTCTATTTTGATTTACCACATTTATAAATTCATTGGCTAATTCGCTCATGGGTATAACTACATTTTGTATGTGGTCTTTAGTATAATAATTAACTATATCTGTTTCATCCAGGAAAAATATCCTTAAATCACTTTCCCAATTATATACACTCTCTCTACCATATACTGTATATCCTATATCATGGAGTAACCATATTAGAGGAGTTTTTTGAGTTAAATCATTAGAGAGTTTAGTCCATTCCATATTGGCACTAATGCGCGTACCTGGCACGAAATAAGGAGGTGCAAGTTGTATTACCCCATTTGCCTGGTCTGCGATTAGATAATTATCATAGTCTATATCAGTAATCAAATGCGAGCCATTTTGATCAGTAATAAATTTACCTACTCTAGCCCATTTAGTTTTACATACATTTGTACGCATATTAATAGCATCATATGTGCCATTAATAGTCGTATCTATTTGCGCTACTAATTCCTCTATAGATTGTGATATATCTTTTATCATAGCCAATATGCCGTACTCTTTGGCACTCCTCTAAATTTTCTATAATCTCCTATTCCAATATAATTAACCTGAATAGATGCAGTTAAATTAGCCCCCTGCTCTATATTAACATAATCCCCAATTTCATAGTTCTTACCTCCATCTACTATAGTTACCTCTATAATGCTAGCATTTGTAACATTATCAACAGTAAAAAATGCATCATTATTACCTCCAGGAATAGTTATAACATCCCCTACTAGATAATTCTCTCCTGCATTCTCTATGCTCACGCTTGCTACCTCTCCTAGATTATTAGTAACTACGTTTACATCGCAATTAGTTCCTGATCCGGTAGTAATGGTATAAATACCATCCGTATATCCTGTACCAACTGCAGTAATAGTAAATAGATTAATACCTCCATTGCTATTAGCCACAATATTTACTAATGCGCTTTGGCCCGAGCCATTTACACATGTTAAATTATTTGCAGTAATATATCCAATTCCTCCATTCCATATTGTAAAATCTACAATTTGCCCTAATGGAGGATTAGATATGTATTTTATAAAACTCCTAATAGAATTATAGGAGCGAATAGCCTCATTATATCGCGTATACATCATGCTAAATAATGTATTTGCTACCTCGCTATTTTCGCTCACTTGTTTTACATTCCCAAATGGAGTCATGGTATTAACTAAATCTTTGGCATATTCAAAATATACGAATCCTTTTAACATCTCTTTAATTCCCTCACTATCTATTTGATTTACCCCTTCATATATCCCATTAAAATAATAGAAATTATACCCCATATCCTCACTCAAAGGATTAAATATAACTTGAAAATTAGGAGATTGTGGGGCGTTATTTAATAGGTCCGCCATGAAATCATTATACAGGCTTACTCCTAATAACTCCTTTAAATATCTAGGCTCATAGCGATTAATGTAATCCTGCAATTTTGCCTGGTCATACATTCCTGTACTCAATTGATATTTGCCCACAAAATCATTTATAGAGAGAATCATAGTAGATTATTTTAGAGATCCGTATCCTTTGTTAATTAATATTTGCGCTTTTGAGCCTAGCATTTTCCACACTGATCCTTTAGGCAAAGTATGAAAAGTACCATTACTTACAAATGTATACTCTTTATTAGCCTCTAATTCTACATGAGATGGAGTATTTACTGCCTCATTCTCTATAGATTTATTATCTAATTCTACATTGAGTTTTTTAGTTTTCCTCGTTTTCTTTTCCATACTAGATGCAATTTAATTACGGTGCAGTTGTGATAGATGCGATATCAGTAGCCAAATCACTCACTACAAATGCGCCTTTATCATTACCTTTTACATATGCTACTAATCGCGCCTCACATAGGATTGTTACCATGTTACGAGTAAAATCATCATTCTCATATCCTACGCTCATATTCAAATCCTCACGGAATTTAATATTGAATTTAGAAAAATCACCGATTAATGCAGTACCTGTAGTAATATTATTAGATGATACTACTATTAGCCCTGCTAATCTCATATTGGCATCCCAAAATGCAGGATATGTGTACTCTCCTACAGTTGTTTTAGTCAATTCAATTTTAGCCACATCCTGCGGATTTAATACTACATGGGTAGGTACAAAATTTGCGCTCTCTATTTGTGCTTTTGCAATACGAATTACATCAGAAATATTTGCACTAGGAATAGTACCTGCGAATGTACCTGCATTAAATCCTGGTGCAAGAGTTAAAATACCATTGATAGAGTTACCTCCTGATCCACTCAATAATGCTAAATCAATATTTTGCTCAATAGCCTCCATTAATTCGGTATTAATCTCTGATCTTACAAATGCTAAATCTGCTAGCATCTCTTTAGATACTTTGATATATGCGGCGATTTTTTTAACCTCCTCGGAAATCTCCTCATATTTTACCTCTCCATTATATTTTGCCTGCGCTTCTGCAGTCCACTCAATGTTACCAATATATCCGGTTTGTTGGATGTATGTAACAAATTTAGATGTAGTGCTACCCACATTAGAAATCTCACGCATTCTGCGAATAGGTCTAGCAACTCTATTTACTCCAGGCTCTAATACGCTCAATGCGATATTACCTGTATAATCATCAGTAATAGTTACCTCTGCAGGTGCTTTAACATCTAAATGTATTCTTTGCCCTTTTTCAATAGATTCCTGAATGTTTTTAACATTATCTACATACGCCTTCACTAATGCCTCTCTCATGGTTTTAGGAGATTGTGATTTTGGCGCATCTATTGCTTTTTCTGCCATTGCCTCTAATCTACCCTCCATTTTTGCGATGGCTTTCTCCATCTCTGCATTTTTGGATTCTAGTGATTTGTAATTATCCAATTCACTTTTTAATTGAGTTACCTCATCTTTTGTAGGCACTGATGCCATTTTTTCTGCGAGCATTCCATTGATTTTTTCAACTACTTGCTCTGGAGTTAAATTTAAATTTTCCACGTTTTCTACTTTTTTTTAATTAATAATTTTTAATTTTTTGCTAATGGGGCATGCTTTTGCATTGATACTATTTAACCTACTAATTGTAATTCTCTAGCACTATCCTGATCTATTATATAATTCGCTCCATTTAGGAGAGAGATTTGATAAAAAGGATTACGCGTTAATTCATCTTTTAATACAATGGCAGAGTATATTGCCCTATCTCCTAGCACTAATGCAGTGCCTATCTCCTCAAATGTATTTACTGCTTTGCCTCCTCCTCTAGGAGTCCTTTGTACCCTTACATAGGTTTTTATTTTAACATATCCCATTACTTATAATTTAATTTGATTTATAATAGCATCCCATTTAAACTCGTTTACATTTGGCTCTATCACTATAGCAGAATGCTCACGCGGTTCTGATTGTGCGAGTATTTGTAATTGGCTAGATAGGTAATTTGCTTTCATTTCTAATTCATATAGCCTCTCATCTGATCCTTTTCCATTTGCCAATGCTTTAATAACAGTATGCAAATCATCAGTGATTTTATCTATATATGCTTTTTTATTTTCGCTTTTCATTATATCCACTACATTAGTTAATTCATTTGCTCCAAATGTAACTGCAGAGCCTTCCCATAACTTTACCTCCTGCAATAGTGTAAATCCTCCTGCAGGATTGCTAGTATCTTTAACAAATTTTGTTTTATCGCTTATTCTTTGGAATCCTATAGAATGCTCTCTAATAATTCCATCCTGATAATCACGCCAGGCATCCTCTCCTAATGTGGATGTGCCTAATCTACCTACGGCAAATAATCCATTATCATCCTCCATTAATTTGGTAAATACTCCTATAGGCATCTCCCAATTATGATGGCGTAAAAATGCTATTTTCCTATTAGATGGCGCATTAGGTCCGCGCTCCTGGAGAGATTTTTTAAATGCTCCTTTTTGTATTACATCATTATCACTATCTATATTACCAAATTTAGATAAATAGACTGCTACCTCACGCTTTGAGGCATCCATATCCTTTATCTCAAATGAGTTTTTTATCTCGTATTTGCTCATGCTTTGCTCTTTTTCAGTTGTTAATTGATTGCTACATATTGCATATCTCTGCTCCTGGTCATACTCATCTACCATAGTAGCATCTGCCATGCATCTATCCATAAAATCATTATTTGATTCGTTACTATTAGGGGATGGAATTGGCATTTGTATTATTTGTAGTGTTAGTAATCATGCTATTTGCTATGCCAGGCTCATATCCATAGTAATTAACTAGAGTATTAATGGCAGTTGCTCTATCCATTTGCCCAATGCTAACTGCATTATTTAATGCTATGATGCCATCTAATCCTCCTACTGTACCTTTTAAATTAGTTTGTGCCTGCGCCAATGCAGAGGCTCTAGCCTCCGTTTTATCAATGCTTTCCAATTCTATCCCAAATTCATCTGCATACTGCTTTTGAGTTATTATGCCATCTTTTAACATAACACTATATGTATCTACTCGCACTTTTTCTGCAGTTGCTTTTTGGCTCTCATCCTCCTGCAATATTGGCAAATGGTCAAAACATGCCTGTAGATAATAGCCTTCTTTTTGTAATCCAAATTGAGATATAATAGAGTCGTACATTTGTTGCGTTTCGGGGATGATAGTATCAGTATATGCCATGCGTATTGAGTCGCGTACATTGCTAAATGTACTCCCTTTTTCGCTAGAGAATAGATTATAATTTAATCCATATGCATCTATGATAGCCATTTTATCCTCGGTTAATTCCTCAAATAGCATTAAATCTCTAGTTGGATATGACATCGGTTGCCAATTAACATTAGACTCTGTTATGATTAACTCATCCTTTTGCCTTCTATACCAATCTCTTTGGATTTTCATGCGCTCCTCGGGAGTCATTGGAATAGCACCGCCCATGTCATTCTGTTGAGCAGATAATATACCTATAGCGCCCAAATTTTCTAATAGCACATTCCTTTTATTATATGATGCCATGATATTAGATAATGGTAGCCTCAATGAGTCTATGCGCGATATTGGGCGTACTATATTCATCCCATCTGCAGTAGTTAAATAGATTGCATCCTCTAGAGGTATAATTTCGGTACTGCCATCATCATAGGTAAATTTAAAGTTTGTGATCAGGTCATTTACCTCCATCTGCTTTAATTTCTTACCACTCAAATTAATCTGTATTTTGTTATTTGGCAGAGTAATAATTAAATTACGGATCCCAAATGAGCGCATGGGGCAATATGCTACCACATTGCTATATAATGCATCCTGTACGCTCATGCTATAAACTACATCACTCCAGGATTGCACCCCATTAGGCTTTTTGATTAATTCATTTAACCAATGATTCTCTACTAACTCCCCATCTTTATTATATAATTTGGGAATATTACTAGCCATCATCTGCGCACGCTTATTTATTACGGTTCTTAATTCGGGAATATCCACAAATAACCTCCATGCATCTCCTGTATCTAGCCATACCGCCTCCTTTTTGCCCCATATTTGAACTGCAGGAGGGAAAATTTGCCTAGTCAATTGGCTAAATCTCTCTGTATTTGCGTAATTATCTACGAATGCGCTAATAAAATCAAATGCCATCCAATTTTTTTGGGTAAAGGTAATGATTATTTTTTAACTCCAAATAGGGTTAAAATTTAAGCAAATTGCCTAAACATAGATTGAGTAAATATGGATAGCCCTGCCATGCAATCAGGCGCATCATCATTTTTATTTTTACCCTCTTTACTAAATTGCAGGATATTTTGGATAAATAACTCGCATTCAGGAGTACCATTTTTAACGAAAATCATTTTATTTTGTATATACATACTCTGCATTATTATCCTAGTCATTTTATTAACAGTATTATGCACGGGTAGTATTTTCGTATGCGTTTCTTTTTGCAAGTATCTAGAGAATATTGCGCCCATGCTATTACTCTCTACTCTGCAATATGGCACGCTCCATGCGTTTAATTTTTGGCTAATCATAGGCAGAGTTATATCTGTATTTGCTTTGGTAAATACGTAATCTACCACATATAAATCATCTTTACCTACTCCTAATATGGCAAATGCCGTATAATCTGCGCCCTGATCTGCTACATCGCAGTATGCAATGTATCCACTAATGGTATCTTTTATGCCATCAAATGCATGTGAGTCTATTATTTTAAGATTATTGAATAATCTACCCTCTATATCTATAGGCTCTTGCATGTACTCTGCCATCCATATTCCTGGATCAGTTCTTTTTTTCTTTTCTAGGTACTCTGCAGTACTCATAACCTGCTCACAAAATGATTTATTATGCTCATCTAGGGCAGGGATGATGATAGATTTATCATAGATTTTCTCATTTATTTGCATGCCTATCACATCATTTACGCTCCATCTAGTGCCTATATCTATGCGTTTACATCCACTCTCAAATCTACTATCATGCGTCGCGGCTTTCCATTGCAGTATCCTATCATTCTGCGTATCACTTAATGCCTGCTCTAATCCTGTATATAAATCATCCGTTATGGCTAAATTGGATGCCCCAAATCCTATAATAGTACCTCCTACCCCTGCACCGAAATAACTTACCTGCTTTGCGCTATTAGTATTCCATCCTTGTAAATTGGCTTTATCATCTGATAAAACTACTCCAGGAAAAATGGATTTAAATCTATCACTTTTAACTATTGCTCTCACATCATAGGAAAATTTGATGTATAATGTAGCAGTACATGTGTTACGCATGATGCTCTCTTTAGGATTTCTACCTATGCTCCATGCACAAAATAGGGAGGTAATGTATGATTTTCCTGCTCTAGGAGGCATTGATACGCTCAATGAGCGGATTTTATCCTCCTCTATATCCTGGAATGCAGATGCTATTACTTTTATAAATGGGCGCGCATCAAAAAATTCCTGATCATAATACCTACAAAATTCCCAAAAATCTCTCCTACATAGTTCCTGCCTCAATAGGATTTTTAGCGCATCCCTCTTTTCACTCATCCCCTTTTAATAGTTCTTTTATCTCATCAGTAGATAATCCACTCAAATCTACGTTTGTATTAGATTGCTCTACATATGCCTGGTTTAATCTTTTATGGTCATCAGGCTCTGCAATTATTTTAAATGCGGCGATTTGCAGAGTAGCATTATCACTCTTTATCCATTTTTGGAGGAGGTAATTAGTAGATGATGCCCTATTATGAGCAAATGCTCCTTTTATTGTATCTAATTTATCTAAATTGTGATTATACGCAGTCGCTCTAGAGTAACTCAATACATCCCAATTTATATGCGCCCATCTGCACCAATTCATCTCCTTTATGATTCGTATCATCTCCTCCTCATATATCTTTTGCTTTTGTATATCCATGATTAATATTTTACCAAATGAGCGAGTATATGCCAAATAATGCGAGCGCAAAGAATATGCGATATAGTGAATGCACTACCATCATTGGTTTAAAAATCCATATTTGTATATTTTCCATCTTTTTCCACGGGAAAAAAAATAATACAAATCTATCTAGCATAAAAATAAATGCGAAAATGGGCATTATTAATATCCCTGCTATTACTTTAATCTTTTGTTTCATGGTACAAATATAACTAATATAAAAAATAATGCATGTGATAGGCTATTTTGGGGCTAAAATAGTATTATATACATGCTCTGCTATTGCTCTCATCATTAGGGGAGGTACTGCGCGCCCTAGTCGCTCTGTTTTTTTGGTATATTTCTCTCCTAGATAGTAATCATCAGGAAAAGACATAATACGTATCAATTCAGGTACTGTTAACTCTCTATTTTCTTCCCAATGGCATAGGCATGCTCCTTTATTACCCTGCCTTTGGCATATGGTTGGGCTAGGATAGTGCCTTTTAATGCGTATTAATCCAAATAAGGCTTTTTTAGATTCACTATATTTTTTACCATTCTCTCCCTCTTTCATTTGCATGAGTATATTTTTTACTTTTCCTTCGCTATGAGTAGCATCTTTTATATCCTGGTCGCTATTAATCACTCCATTTAGAGCCTCTAATACGCTAATTGCTTTGCTTTGAGGCTTTGGATAGGTTATTTGCCTATTTATATCATTTCGTACTCCTATGAATATGGTACGCTCTCTAGATTGCGGTACTCCATAATCTTTAGCATTCAATACTTTATATCTCACATCATATCCACATTCTACTAATGCATCATATATATTTTTAGGCTTTTCAAATAGGCTAAATTGAGGATTGCCTAATAGATGCGATGCGGATCCTAATGTAATACCTTTTACATTTTCGCATATAAATACCTTTGGTTGTATCTCATTTAGTATCCTAGCAAATTCAAAAAATAAATCATCTGTCCTCTGCGTAGTATCACTATATTTTTTCTCTTTACCCCAATCTTTTTCTCTATTGCCACTTAATGAAAAGGAGGAGCATGGAGGAGAGCCATCTAGTATATCTAACTCTCCCTTTGCCATTCCTATTTTATCCAATATCATCTGCCCATTTAACTGCCTTATATCCTGGTCGAAAATATATGTATCAGGATAATTACGCTTATATACATCCCTCGCGGCCGGTATAAATTCATTAATTGCTAATACTTTACCTCCTGCTAATCTATAGCCTGTGGATGAGCCTCCTCCTCCTGCAAATAATGATACTACATTAAATAGGTTTTTTTTGGATTGCTCTAAAACATCTGCCAAATGATATACCATAATTATACCTTTAATTGTTTAAAATTAGAGTTACCACATTGCATATTACTAGGTCGCCTAGCCTTAAATCTTTTAAAGAAATCAGGATATAAATTTATCAAAATTCTTTTCCTACCAGGCTGATTTACCTCCTCAAATGTTTTATCCCAAAAATAATTATACACATCATCATGCATAAATGGGGCTATTAATGTTTTACCTTTTGATTCTGCATATGCTTTGGCAGATTCATATTGTTTTTTATATGTACCATATACTTTTATTCTATATTCCTGCATAGATTTCAATGTAGGTACTTTGGTTTTCTCCTCACGTTTTGATTTAATCATAAAATCTCTACCTAATCCAAAATATGCATCACTACCTAATCCTGTATAAATCACATCCTGATCTATATTATCTATCAAAATGCAGAATAAACTCATAGTTAATAAACTCGCTTTTAATCTAGGATTAATGCCATGCTCTATTAAAAATTGCTTATACTCATCTAAATTAGTTTTACTATCTATTTTTACTACAGTATAATCAAAATCATAATGCTCTACTATATCTATAAATGAGAGATAATCATCGCTATCAATATCATCCATTTTAATGGCATATGGCTCTATCTCTAGATTTTCATCCATTAATAGATTTAATATTACGCATGAATCAATTCCTCCACTCAATAATACTGCTACATTTTCATCATCTTTTTTTACTGATTTTTTTAATAATTCTTTTAACATAATTCTATATTTTTTGATTTTTACATGATAGGCTATGTATCTCCTCATACACTAGGTTATAATCTCCCCATTTATCTATTAATTGGGATTTTCTTTTTAGATCAGTAATGGGCATATTATTCTCTTTTTTTATTACCCCTATCTCCTTACTCACTTGCATCCTGGCATTTAATAAATGGATTATTTGATTATCAATATTATCTAATTCATAACGTAAATACTCTATAGGAGCAATGGGATGTAAATAATTATCTATATCCTCTATATCTATTTGCTGATCTACATCAGTTAATGCATGAGCAGGAGATGGATGCGCCTCTATTATATAATTTTTATAGCCTAGATGCATGGAATAATCTATAATTTGCTTTATTAAATCCTTTTGCCCTGCAATATGCGACGGATCTATAAATATATCATCCATAGATAATCCCATATTTTTTCTAAACTTTTCTAATTCATCCCATTTAGGCTCATTTCTATAAAGTGATTTGGGATTTATAAATCCTCTAAATATTGGATTTACTTTGATGCCTCTATTTAAAAATCTACTTATTGCGCCCATCCATAATTTACTATCATTGGCTATAGGGTTTTTTATTCCTATAAAATCAAATTCTCCAGGAGTAATAGCCTCTGATAATTGAGCCATTGTAAACGGATCTCCACTACTCCTAGCCCCTATCCATATATTTGCCTTTATATTTCGTACCTGGTCTAATTGTTTTAGATTGCTTACCTCTGTATAAAATGTAAAATCATACATTTTCTGCAGTTGCTCTACTATATTAATGGCATCCATCCCCATTCCACTAAATGCATCTGCATCTGTTCTCGGTTTCCATATGCCTCCTCTAATATGTGTATATCCTTTATTAAGGAGTTTTATTATTGCCCATTCAAATTGGATAATATTCTCAATGGCGCACGGTCCTGCTATTATTCTCATATCTCTATTTGATTGCTATTATAC